TACCGAAAAATATAGCCGCAGCGAGTGGCTGCGGCTGTGTTTTATCGCTGAATTATGGTATAATATTTTTTGTCGGAATACGACAACGGGTTGTTAGCTCAGTTGGTAGAGCAGCTGACTCTTAATCAGCGGGTCGGGGGTTCGAAACCCTCACAACCCATATATAAAAACCGCCTAAACAAAGCGTTTAAGCGGTTTTTTGTTTGTGAAATTTTAGTTTAAAATTGCCTTTTTTTATTAAGTGGGGCAGAGGTGGGGCAGAAAGCTTAAAAAGGGTTCTCAAAATCGCTAGCTGCATCTTTGTGCGTATCTTTCAAAACATGTGCATAAATGTTTGAAGTGGTCACACTAGATTTATGTCTAAGCCGCTCTTGGATAATTTTTATATCTCTACCTTTGTTCAATAAAAGTGTAGCAGATGTGTGACGCAAATCATGAAAACGAATCACCGGCAAGTTGTGTCTTTCTAAAAATCGTTTCCAACGCTGATAAATCGAATCAGGCCTAATCGGTTTGCCTTCCATGTCGGCGAATAAAAATTTGTGATTGGCCCATTTCCCTTCAGTTTTTAGGTCTAAAACTTCATTGCTTATATATGTTTCTATTAAATTAGTTAACCAAGCGGGTATAGAAACTATCCCAGCTACATCATTCTTAGTTGATTCTTTAAGAAGTAAACCTTCTCCTGCTTTTGCAACTAGCGTTTGTTCGAATGTTAGCTCATCTTCTATTAAGTTCACGTGTTTTACTTCTAATGCTGCTAATTCAGCTTCTCTACAACCTGAAATCAGCGCTATATAAATCATTACTTGCAATCTAAGTGGCTCTTTCACTAGAGCTGCATTTAACAATTCAATTTCAGCAGGAGTATAAATAGTAGGCGGTCTTTTAGTTGTTTTTGGAAGCCTTACACCCTCTGCGGGGTTAATTGGGATTACTTTCCACTCAACCGCAGTTTCAAATACTGAATTTATCGCAAAATAAATATTTCTGATAGATCGCGGCGAAAGCGGCTTATTTTTCTTTTCGTCTGAATCTGTAGGTTTAACATCTAATCTTGCGCCGGGCTTTTGTAATTTTGCGACTAAGTTAACTATATGAAGTGTAGTTATTTTATCCATTTGAACGCCGCCAAAGGCTGGGTAAGCTCTTGCTACTATAGATTTGTAGTATTCTGTCCAGGTTTTAACTTCTAGGTTATTTTGTGCATGTTTCGGCATATACTCATTCTCAACAAATGCTTTAAATGTCATTCTTGCAGGAGCTGTATATCCATTTTGCTCTAATTCTGTGATGAAATTTCTTAACTCTCTTTCTCGCTCCCTCTCATTTTTTGTTCGCGTCGTTCTGTCAGCTCGAATCGGCGTACCTTTGTAGTCATAGCCTACAGTAACCCGCATACGCCATGAATTTTTGCTACGTTGTTCAATAGAACCCTCATAACGCCTACCTTTTACTTTTTTTACCATAATAAGCCCTACTTTCGCACATACGTTCTTTTTTTGGTAAAAAGAAAAGCCTAATGGCTCTCTTTATTTTACATATTTGACAAATCTTTCGAGTTTAACTATTGTTGCTAGGTGTATATTTTTTTCTGATTTCTACAGCTTTATTAAGATAATCATCTACTTCGGATTGCAATTCTTTAATTTCAAGATTGAAATTATCATCTTCAAAAGTATTGGCTCCTCTGGTAGTGACTTGTGCATTTAATTTAATTGTCATAGCTTCTAATTTTGAAATTCCATTACTTAAATTGGATACATATTCTTTATTTATGTCACTTAAAGAGTTATCATTTTCAATTTCTTTTTTCAAGTCACCTAATTTTTTTTCTAAGTTACTGAGGTTATCAAGTACTTCTTGTCTATTATCATTACTGAAAGTATCAATGTTCGGTATTTTATCAATTGAACCATCCCATAATATAGTATATGTGTTTTTTAGTTTGTTTTCATAATTCATGCCTGTTTGATAAAACTTATCATTTTGTTCTTTCTTCTCTTGCGATTCTTTTTGATCGCCATTGCACCCAGCCAGAAAAACACTAAATGCCAATAAAAACCCCGTTAATAAAACTATACCTTTCTTCATTTTCATTCTCCCTTTTTATATGTACCAATCTGCGGCCGCAAACTGGTTACATAGTTATATTTTATTCAAAAGTCTTGCGAGATCTTCTAACTTCTCGTTTTGACTTAATCTACTATCAATAACTATGAAAATCTCTCTTTTTAAAGCGAATGAACAAGAAGTAAATTCGTGTTCTAGTATCACTATATCATGTTGTACGTTCAGTTCATCTAAAGTTTTCATGTATTTATACCCCGTTGTTTTTTATTGCAACGTTGCACTTATATTATACATAATTTTTATAAGAAATATCACGTTTTCACAGAAAGTTAATAATCAATAGTAATAACAAGTAAATAAATTACAAGTCAAGTAGTTCAAGAATAAATAAATTATTAAACTAGTTGTTTTTTTGTTGCTCGTAAAATTCAATGAATGACTTAACAGCTTTTACCGCTTCCGCGTCATTCATTACTCGAGCCGCAACAGCTTTAAAATCCTCATTTTCGTCAACAAATTTATTTACCTCTTCATCACCTTTTGAAGCCGCTTCAGTAATATTTATTTCCCCTTCATTTACATGTTCTTTTCTTTTTTCTTCTATATAAGCGAGTATCTCTTTTATATCTTCTTCTGATGCGTTTGAATCGATGTGAGCCGCGATTGTGTCAGCAATATTATTTTTACCTCTTCCATGCAAATAATCCAAGGAGACATCGAAATAGTCAGCTATTTTAATTTGTATTTCCGCGTCAGGCATTCTTCTGTTTTGTTCATATGAAGAATAGGTTGTTCTTGCTACACCAAGAATCTTGGCTATATCGCTTTGGGTTAGATTTTTGCTTTTACGTAATTTCATTAATATGTCTCCAAACATGCTATCACCTCTCATAAAATTATACTACACATTAAGCGTAGTTTGTTGGTATTAAATAAAATGTGTCAAAAAGAGTATTAATTTATTGACATGTGTCAAAAAGCGTAGTAATATAAAAGTACGCAATACGACACAATTAGAGAAAGGAGATATTTATGAGGATTTGGTTGAAAAAAATCAGAGAAGAAAATGGCCTAACTCAACAAGATGTAGCAGAATTAGCGGATGTGGAAAGAACAACTTACGCATCAATCGAACAAGGGAGAAGAAATCCTTCTGTTGTAAATGCTATGCGTATTGCATCAGTTTTAGATTTCGAATGGACTATTTTTTTTGATGATAAAGTACGCGAAAAGAGTCATTTTTGCTTAAATGAAAAACAGGAGGTTAGAAAATGAAAGTAGGAGACATTTTAGAAATTGCGGGACGAGTAGTTGGAAGAATTGAGGAAACAACTGAAGGCACACTGCTTGTTAGGAAGGGTTATGTAACTTATCAAGGTGGACAAAAAGTTATTGTGCTTACCAAACAAGCAGTGTACTTAGATAGCGAAACAATTAAAAATGCATATTGGATTAAAACAATAGATTCATCGATTATTTCGGAAACCGTTAATCTCATTGCCTGCGACAACTTGATTCGCGAATTCCTGGACATGTAAATTTACCAGTTCGTGACCATCTACATGTTCTACTACATTAACTAGGTAATGCGGTGCTTTTATATTGGTACTTGAAATGACGTCACCTTTTCTAGGTAAATAATAGAGTTCCATATTTTGAAGAACTTTCCCTTCTTCAATTAGCGAAACTTTAATCATAATATCACCTCCAATCAAACTAATTATAGCAGATTGGAGAGTAATCAAAATAGGAGGCTAGAAAATGAAAAAAATTGCATTTACAAACTCTTTCCTAACTAAGAGAAATAGAAAAGAGTCAGTACTCACCATTGAATTAAGTATAACTGGAGAAAATTATAGTGATTTAAGTATTTTGCCGGAACTTTATTCAGAAATTAATTCATTAGTTAATAGATTATCGGAAAAAACTAACGGCGATTTGGGCAAAAGAAAATAGGAGGCTAGAACATGAGTAACGAAGAGTTAACTTTGTCAATCAAAACTAGTCAAAGAGAAGATGGGTCTGCATATAATGCCATTCAGCTAGGAGATTGGAAGCTAGGGCGTGGGGTGCGATCAATCAATTTAGATATGACAGCGGACCGAAAGCCAAAACTAGTGATTGAATGCGATCCAGATTTAATTGAGGTTGAAGGATTAGAAGTAGAAGCATTTTTAAAAGATTATTCGAAAGAGTATCAGAAATCTCAACATACACGAGGAGGAACTCAATAATGGAATACTTTGACACGATGGAAAAAATCAAACAAAAACGCCTTGAATGTAAATTAGTGGTTTTAGAAAATTTTGAATCAAATTTTAAAGACGCTCTTCATAAAGGGGATTCCGCCATGGTATTGGCATTAGCGGAATCATTAAAAGCAGTTATTAAATAGCAAACTTGATATACAGGACATCATTTGACTTCATCAGAAAAACTTTTGATGAGTCATTTCTCAACTCACTTGAACCCGTATAAGTGATTTTGTAGGTCTTATCAGCTTCTAAGTAAAAATCATTTAAATCAAAACTTTTGTTATCCGGGAAAGAAGTAATACTTTCAACACCCATTAGAGCCATAGGCTGGTCGTCAGAGACGCCTTTAAACATTATATTCATACGATTTTTCATATATTCCACCTCCCTTCACAAAAACTATATCACTGTGAAAGGGCGAACAGAAAGGAGAACAAAATGACAAATTTAAAACTCTTCAATTTTGAAGGAAGCAAAGTAAGAACTGTAATTCTTGATGAAGAACCGTTCTTTGTAGGCATTGATGTTGCATCAATATTAGGTTACTCCAATCCTCAAAAAGCTATGAGGGATCATTGTAAAAAACCTGCTGAATCATTGGTGAACGATTCGTTAGGTAGACCACGAAGAACACTGGTATTAAGCGAATCTGATGTTTATAGATTAGTTCTAAGATCAGATTTACCAAGTGCAGAAAAATTTGAAAATTGGTTAATGGATGAAGTCTTACCGTCCATTCGTAAACACGGCGCATACATGACAGATGACACAATCGAGAAGGCAATTACTGATCCAGACTTTTTAATCAGACTGGCAACGAACCTTAAAGAAGAAAAGTCCAAGCGATTAGAGGCTGAGCAAAAAATAGAAGCGCAACGCCCGAAAGTATTATTTGCAGACGCTGTAAGCGATACAGAGGGAACCATTTTAATCCGTGATCTTGCTAAGTTGATCCAACAAAACGGTGTAGACATTGGGGAAAAGCGCTTGTTTGAATGGTTACGCCAGAACGGCTATCTCATTTCAAGAAGAGGAACGGACTACAATCGTCCGACGCAGAAAAGCATGGAGCTTGGACTTTTCAAGATTAAAGAAACTGCAATTATGAGATCAAGTGGGGCACATACAGCGATCACAGCAAAAGTGACTGGTAAAGGTCAACTGTACTTTGTAAATAAGTTTTTAGAACAATCATTAGTAGCAAATTGAGCGCCGCCTACCACAACGACGCTCAAACAGACAACTTAGTCACGGGGAGCGACTAACAATAGTATATAACGATAAGTTGTTAATTTGTCGCTAAAAAAATAACAAAAAAGGATTGAGATATTATGTTTCAAAAATCAATATCAGCACCAACCGCGATGCAAGTTTTAGCAGAAACTCGCACGCAAAAAGAGCTAGCGATTGATAGTTATGTAACGCCAGCATTAATAAGTAATCAGTTAAAAGGAAAGCGTACAGTTTCACTTGAACAAGCAGAACATTTAATTGATAGCTACAACGAACCTGAAAGCACATATTTATTCGCACATGAATTTTCAAATGGAATGATACCACCTTTATTTGACGGCTTAGACAACCACCACGCTTCTTTAACCAACCGCTTTGAACTAGAAGTTGAAGAAGCGATAAACACGCTGAAAAATGGCTTAGAGACGATGACGTTCAATTTAAGAAAAGGCGACATGATACAACGAGAAGCAGCTAAACAAGCTATTTCAGAAATAACAGATGTAGTTGCATCTGCTTTAACTCTGAACGCAAGTATTGCAAGAACTTTCAACATAGATTTACAACAAGTTTTAAACAAACGTGATCAATATTATCAAAAATCTGGACTGGTAAGGAGTTGCGGGAAATGAGCGAAGTTTTAGTATCGGCTAGTTATGAAGGCTACGAGTCGAAGGATATTAATTTCACAGAAATAAACAATATTGTAAAAGAGCGATTTAAAAAGATTGATGAATCTGAGCGCAAAAAAAGAGCTGAAGCATTTAATAAAAAATATGAAGTCACTAAAGAGTTTGTAAATGGACATTTACGCGAAATTATTATCCCGAGGCGCGCAATATGAAGAACCAACTTTTGTTCAGCATCTTAGTAATAGTAGCGGCGGCATTAGCGTTAATAAACTTATGTAATTTGATTTTAATTCTAATTTTAATTTAGGAGGCTACAACAATGGCAGAGCGAATTTTTCGTAAGCAAACGATTTTCGGGAATAGCGAGATTTTCATAGACGACAGAACGAAAATGATAGCTAATCCGGCTTTCAGACAGAAGATAGCTTTAATTGAAACAGGATGCGAGAAAATGACGGACTATATCGAAGAGTTAAAACTAAAGGGTTATGAGGAGGTCACAAGATAATGGATGTATTTATGGTAATGATTTTCGTGTCGTTTATGTCTGTAATCGCAGGTTTTTGGCTGAGAGGAAGTGATAAACATGGTTGAGAATCCACTTGTGGTTGATGATCTTTGGGACGATGGTTTTAGGCATTAAAAAAGACCCGCGTAGCAGCGCAGGTCCGAGATTTGAGATATTACCTTAACAAAATTATACCTCAGGTCCATTAAAAAATCAATGGAGGTAACATATATGGCTATTGCAAAAGAAAAGACAATGAACATTTTAGCAAGCGTGAAAGACATGGATAGAACGCAATGGTTGCTGACTCGGCGCCTAGGCATTGGCGGAAGCGATGCGGGAATCATCATGGGGTTAAATCAGTACAAAACAGCATTTGAGCTGTGGCTAGATAAGACAGACCAAGTTTTACCAGATGAATCAGCGGGAGAAGCCGCATACTGGGGCAATCAAATGGAAGAAGTTGTCGCAAAAGAATTCGAAAAGCGAACTGGCAAGAAAGTAAGACGTAGCAACATGATGTATCAACATCCAGAGCATGATTTTATGTTGGCAAACGTTGATAGGTTTGTGGTTGGTGAAGACGCTATTTTGGAATGTAAAACAGCATCAGCATACTTAGCAAAGGAATGGGAAGCTGACGAAGTACCAGCGCCTTATCTAGTGCAAATACAACACTATTTAGCGGTCACAGGTAAAAGCAAAGCCTATGTAGCTGTTCTAATTGGAGGAAATAAATTTATTTGGAAAGAAATTGAACGCGATGACGAGTTAATCAATCAAATAATTGCTTTTGAGTTAGATTTTTGGGAAACGAACGTAAAAGGACATGTAGCGCCGGCGCTAGACGGTTCAAGTGCCGCAGAAAAATATTTAAAAGATCGTTTTGCTAAGTCAGAAGCTAAACAAGTTATTTTATCAAAAAAATACAACGAATTTTTGGCTGAAAGAGCAAATTTAGAACGCGATATAAAGCTTTTAGAGACACGAAAGAAAGAAATTGATAATAATATCAAGAATGATTTAAAAGAAGCTGAAACAGCCATCGCAGACGAATTTACGATTACTTGGAAGCCTGTTATTACTTCAAGAGTAGACACTAAACGTTTAAAAGAAGAACATCCAGACATTTACAAAAAATTACGTAAAGAAACTAGTTATAGAAAATTTGCAGTGAAGGAGAATAAATAATGGCAACTAACGATGAATTAAAAAATCAATTAGCAAATAAACAAAATGGAGGGCAAGTAGCAAGCGCACAATCATTAGACTTAAAAGGTTTGCTAGAAGCACCGACAATGCGCAAGAAATTCGAAAAGGTACTAGATAAAAAAGCGCCTCAATTTTTAACTTCCCTTTTAAATCTTTATAATGGCGACGACTATTTACAAAAAACTGACCCGATGACAGTTGTTACTTCCGCCATGGTTGCTGCAACACTAGATTTACCTATCGACAAAAATTTAGGTTATGCGTGGATTGTTCCTTACAAAGGCAGAGCACAGTTTCAGCTTGGTTATAAAGGATACATCCAGTTAGCACTACGCACAGGACAATATAAAAGCATTAATGTTATCGAAGTGCGCGAAGGTGAGCTACTGAAATGGAACCGACTTACTGAAGAAATCGAACTAGATTTAGACAACAATACAAGTGAAAAAGTTGTTGGCTACTGTGGCTATTTCCAGTTAATTAATGGCTTTGAAAAAACGGTCTATTGGACTCGTAAAGAAATAGAAGCGCATAAACAGAAATTTAGTAAATCGGATTTTGGATGGAAAAAAGACTACGATGCAATGGCTAAAAAAACTGTTCTTAGAAACATGTTAAGCAAGTGGGGGATTTTATCCATTGATATGCAAACAGCGGTTACAGAGGACGAAGCAGAGCCTAGAGAACGAAAAGACGTTACAGACGATGAATCAATACCGGACATAATAGATGCGCCTGTAACGCCGTCTGACACGTTAGAAGCTGGCTCGGTAGTTCAAGGGTCAATGATCTAATTTGAAAGGAGAAAAGAAGCATGTCACATGGGTGGGTTAAATTGCATAGAGATTTGAAAGAAAAGCCTATATGGAGAAGCTCTACACCCGAGCAAAAAACCATCCTTGTGACTTTGTTAATGATGGCAAATCACAAGGAAAACGAGTGGGAGTGGATGGGGAAACCTTTCAAAGCAAAACCAGGTGAATTCGTCACAAGTATTAAGTCAATTACGGAGGAATGCGGCAAAGGTATCTCTTCGCAAAATGTCAGGACAGCTCTAAAAAGATTTGAAAATTACGGATTTCTAACAAAGGAATCAACAAAGGTAAACACCCTTATAAACATAGTGAACTGGGGCGTTTATCAAGACTCGGAAAATAAATCTAACACACTTGCTAACAAACAGCTAACAAACGACTCACAAACAGCTAACAAACAGCTAACAACTAACAAGAATGTAAGAACTAAAGAATGTAATAAAAACAACAACAACAGCGATTTAAATTTCAAAGATTTTTGGGAACAAAACGGATTCGGAATGATGCTTCCAATCGAACTCGAAAAACTACTTGCTTGGGTAGATGATTTTGCAGGTAATCGAGAAATTGTCATGAAGGCTTTAGAAGTTACATCAGAGCAAGGAGCTAACAAACGTAATTACGCTTACGTTAATAAAATTCTTAAAAACTGGGAAAACAGAGGATTTAAAACAATAGCTGATGTTGATGCAGCGGAAAAACAACGACAGATAGAGCTAGAGCAAAAATATAACAAGCCCACTTACAACAAATATAACAAACCAGTTAAAGAAGAAGTATTGCCGGACTGGTTCGACAAAGAGCAGAAACAAACAAAACAAGAAGCTTCAACAACAGAATCAAGCGAAGACTTAGAAAAGAGAGTCGCTGAAATTAAAGCGCAGTTAGCGGCTAGGAATGAGGTGCAGACGTGAAAACAATCGCAAATGAGTATAAAGAATACATCACAGAAAGAACAAGATTAAGTGATAACGGCTTAGAACTAACTGCTTATAGTTTTGAAAATGGCTATCAAGCGAGAGTGATAGAAAATCTTGACTCTAATTTTGTATCACTCGTACTTGTAAAGTCTCATGACGGAAAAAACTCTATAAAAGATATTTTGCTTGAATTAACACACGAACAACTGATTGAAAAGCTAGAAGAGGTTAAGAATTATGCGTGAGAACGGAGGCTAAATGGATGGTTCAAATTCTTGAACTTTTTGGGGGAATTGGCGCTCCACGAAAAGCACTTGAAAATTTAGGGGTGGATATTAAAAGCCTCGACTATGTAGAAATATTGCCCTTCGCTGTTCAAGCTTACAACAACATCTTTTCAAATGATTATGTGCCGCAAGATGTGACAAAGTGGAACATGAGTGTAGATTTACTTATTCATGGGTCGCCTTGCCAAGACTGGTCAAAAAATGGTCTTAACAACATTAATACCGGACGCTCGATTTTATACGAGCGAACACTAGAGATAATTAAAAGCGAATTAACCCCCAGACCTAAAAAAGTAGTGTGGGAAAACGTTCCTAATCTCTTATCTGATAGACACAGAATGCACTTTGATCATTATTTAGAATCGATGGAACTGTTTGGATATACTAATCATTTCAAGATACTAAATGCTCGCGATTACGGCATACCACAAAACCGAGAAAGAGTATTTGTAGTGAGCGTACTCGGAAATAATAAAGAATTTCAATTCCCAGAAAAAGTTAAGCCAGTTAAGAGCTTAAAAGATTATATTGATTTTGATGTTGACCCGACAGCTTATGCCTTATCCGAAAACGAAAAACAACTTTTTTTCAGAGAAGGTAAGCAACTATTCATTCACACAAATACAAAAATAGGATTTCAAGAAGTAGAACAATTCGACTCTGTGAATGTAGAAAGACCGACGAGCAAAACTAGGCGAGGGCGTGTAGGTAAGCAAGTTGTTCAAACAATAACCACAGGAGCAACACAAGTTATTTATTACGACAATGTGGTTCGACATATCACCGCGAAAGAGTACTTGCGTTTGATGGGCTACAGCGATATTGACTACTTTGCAATGCGAGAGTCGGGTATATCTGACAGGCAGATAGTGAAACTCGCGGGGAATTCTATTGCGGTGCCGGTTTTAGAAGCGATATTTAAGAATTTATTGGATTTGGAGAAGGAAGAATGAAATCTAAAACGTATATAGCTACTATAACGTACCGCGACGATGGCGTTTATAAATCATTTACGCTTGAAGTTACTGCAAAAAACAAACTTCAAGCAAGGACAATAGCTTATAGCCACGCTTTATTTGAAGAAAGTATTGGAATTAGAAGCATATATTCAATTAGTGCATTTAAACATAAAGCAAGACCTTAGCAATTGAATTTGAAGGAGGAACAAGCATGAGATTTAGAGAAGGCGATAAAGTAGAGTTTATTTGGTCAGGTAAATTGAAACAAGGTGTTGTAACTGAAATAGAAGAAACTAAAAATGCTATATCCTATCAAATTAAATATAGTGGAGATATGGGCATGACTTGGCTTGATGAAAGGGACTTAGTTGCGCCTGCTCCAGTTTTAAAAGTGCCGCAATTTGCCGATGACTGGATAAAACACTGTAAACAAAGCGAATACGATTTAGCTTGTTTGTTAGACTATGAAGATTCTGATATGTCTGCTGAAATGTACGAATGGTTAATTTCATCAGCTGATAATCAAGAACTACTCGCCCGCGCTTGGCTTGACGGCTACGAAGTCGAGGAAGAACCGCTTTATTATGTGCGATTGCCGCTTTCAACATGGAACGATGACGCAGCCGAATTAGAAGTGATTAATATGTATGTTTTGTTAAATAAACAATCTGATGAAACAACTTTTACTGGATTAATTATCAATAAAAATAAGAAATGGACAACCAAATTAACAGAAGCAGAAATTAAAGGCATGCCTGAAGGTGATATTTATTGGCAGTTTGCTGTTCCTGTTGAGGGAGCGGAGGGTGAAGCATGACAGTAAAAGTAGGTAGCACTGTAAAAACAACGTATAAAACAAAACTAATTCATAAAGGCGAAATTGGCACAGTTAAAGAAATTTATGATGTTGTTAATATCCCACAAGTGGCATTAGTTGATTTTAAGCATTCGGTAATTTGTTTTTTTGTTAGGGATCTGGAGGAACAAGCATGAGTGACATTAAATTCAAAGGAAAGCGCCTAGATAACGGGGAATTGGTACACGGATACTTTGTCATGGATGACTGTGATTGTGCATATATTATAACCGTTGAGAATGATGGTTATAGCGCTATTCCGATAATCAAAGAATGTTATGAGGTTGATGCTGAAACTGTTAGCGAGGTGGAGAAATGAGAGACATTGAATATAGAGCGTTTGTAAAAAAAGATAAGAAAGTGCTTCCAGTAACGGATTTGTGCTTTAACGAAACAGAGTCTGTAGGTGTAAGTGGTTGCGGAGACGCAAATTGCACGCTGTGCGTCGACTGGTACAGCTTTGATGATGTCGTGCTGATGCAGTATATCGGTAGGAAAGACGAAGACGACAAAGCCATTGCTAAAAATGACATTGTGCAAGTGGTTTTAGAACACTTTCCAATGGGCTACTACCAAGAAGTGGAATATGTTGGAGTGGTTAAATATGACACGGATATATGCGCGTATTATCTTGATTTGATTAAGCCGCCTGCACTTAGTGGCGAAACGATACCAGATGAAATCGACGGAATTAAAATTACAAGAGAAGATCCCGAAGATTTCGATACCAGATTCTACTTCGATGCTAGCGTTGATTCAGCAGCTATGACAGTGATAGGCAACATACACGAAAATCCGGAATTGTTGGAGGAGAAATAATGGATTTTAACAAAATGGTAAATGATAGTTTAGCGAAAATGGAGAAAGACGGGGAAGTACAGAAGTTAATCGACAAACATGTCGCTTCAACAGTGGACAGTGTTGTCAATGATTTATTTGGATCATGGAGCGACTTTTCAAAAGAGCTTAAGAACACAGCAAAAGAAGCTCTGCAAATTAATTTTAAAGATTTAGATTTAGCGTCTTACAATCATATGGTTTTTCAATCGATAAAAGACAAACTGGATGACGAGCTTAAAAATAAGGGAGTGGCACAAATCAATAGACAGATTGAATCTTTGCTAACTAATCCGAAACGCGAGTATAAGTTATCTGAATTAATTGATGAACTAGCCGAAGAAATCGAAGGGTTAGAAAATCTTGAATACGAAGAATGTCATGAAATGTCCCTTCACGTAGACAAAACATACAGTTCTTATTTCATTCATATGGATGCGGAAGAAGATATGAATGAATACGGATGCAAGTATACGCTTCATATCAGCGAAAGCGGTGAACTGTATTCAGTTAGAATTAACGATCAAGACGAAGATATGGTTAATAATTTTGGTGCTAAAGAAGTTATGAATGGTTTGCATGGTCTAACAGAAACCTTGTTTAAAATTTATACAAGTAAAGCGAAAATAATCATCGATGAAAGTAATTGCCAACTGGAAAGAACTAACTCGGAATATGAATAGGAGGCATGAATAATGGCATACGAAAATTTAAAGTTAGCAAACGCGGCGATTTCAGGAGATATATATTTAACACGTATATTAAAAAACGGTGTTATGAGTGATAACCGTAGAATTATCACAAATGAATGTTTAGCAGCAACGGCAGATTGGTTTCTGGCGAATGATGAGAAATATACTAATTGGGAGGCAATCGGCGATGTTCACCCGCATTTGTTTTTTACAGTTGATCTAAACAAAGCGGAAAGAATTAAAGCGATTCTTGAAGAAGAGGTGTCGGAATGAACGATAAAAAAACAGATTATAAAGTATATAAAATAACATACAAGCAACGTTTCATGGGGGAAGTTATTGTTGATTCATATGAAAGAACGGTAAAAGATGATAACGAATTACGGTCTGCAATTAACGCTTTATATGACGACCCACATGTGTTTTCAGTTAGTAGTGAAGAGGTGTCGGAATGATTTTATATGGAGTAGTAACATATAACGAAGTAACAGAGTGGACAACGGACTTCCTAACAGCTAAAAAATGGTTGGAAAATGCTAAGCAAGTTTTCTATGACGGAGAACTTGATGAAGATTACTATGTTGCGTTAATAAAGTTAGACGTAGAAGCATTCTTATACGATAAATATGACAAAGAAACAGATTTGAGTGATCAGTTACACGATGAAGCTGAAACATTGAAAGAGTATCGTTTGAGATTAGATGATGACGGAACTTACATGGTGAAAGAGGTGGCGGAATAATGTGTAAATTTTGCAACGATGATTTGAAAAAACGAGAAAGCGTTGTTGATGAAATGGATCCACAAGATAAAATTTGGCTGACAAGTGATAAAGAACTCGTTACTAACATAGTTAGAAATAAAGAGGAGTACTCAGCTTATTTTAATATCAAGTACTGCCCAGTTTGCGGAAGGAGTTTGGAATAGATGACTAAAACACACGAATTAAAAATAACACCCGAATATTTCGCAGCTGTGATGGAAGGGCGTAAAACGTTCGAAATTCGAAAAAATGACCGCGATTTCCAGGTAGGAGATATTTTGATTTTACGCGAATGGAACAATGAATTTTCAGGCTTTCAGATCGCTGTTGAAGTAGTTTACATGACAGATTATGAGCAAAAAGACGGATTTGTCGTCTTAGGGATTGTATAGGAGGAGAACAATGACTAACACAATAAAAATATCTGAAAAAGATAAAGTGTTCCAGATTGCAACGAAAAGTGGATGGGTTGCGAAGATGGGAACGCAAGTGACAATAGCTGGAATAGACTTTGCAATTTATCCGGAAAGGACATTAACCCAAGTATTCTTGCACGTTAATGAAATATCTAGTGGAGCTTCATTGTTAAATTATCCAATCGATCTCATAGATTTACTAGATGTAAACACTCGCAATACAGCAATTGAATTTTATAAAGATAAAGTGATTCCTTTAATCCAGAAAAAAATCGAAGCAAATGGATTAGACAAATTTAGAAAAGAAGTTGAAAAAGCAAAAAAAAATATGGTTGAAACTCACGGAGAGCGACCAGAAATTAAAGATTTTGAGGGGGAAAGCAAATAATGATGAATCGTGTAGTACTTGTAGGACGATTAACGAAAGACCCTGAATTACGTTACACTCCAGCTGGATTAGCTGTTGCGACTTTTACATTAGCTGTAAACCGCGCTTTCACTAATCAGAATGGAGAACGAGAAGCCGACTTTATTCAATGTGTTGTTTGGCGTAAACCAGCGGAAAATGTTGCTAATTTCTTGAAAAAAGGAAGCTTGGCAGGCGTCGATGGACGCATACAGACTCGAAATTACGAAGATAACGACGGAAAACGCGTTTTTGTTACTGAAGTAGTTGCTGAAACAGTTCAATTCTTAGAGCCTAAAAATAACAACGCAGAAGGCGCTACATCGAATAATTATCAAAACCAAGCTAATTATTCAAATAACAATAAAACAAGCTCATATAGAGCGGATACGAGCCAGAAGAGCGATTCATTTGCAAGTGAAGGTAAGCCGATTGATATTAATGAAGATGATTTGCCATTTTGAGCATCTAATTTTATGACGGGGAGCGATGAAAATGAACAGAAAGGAATTAAGGGAAAAACAATGGGAAGTTATTACTGAGATTGAAAAAAGCAAGACGCTTGCAGATAGAAAAAAACTAATTGAAAAACTAGAAACGCTGGAAGCAAGAGGAGATAAAGTGAAAGGTATAGCTACGCCAACACAGTTGCTTTCGATATTTACAGTCACTGAATACAGACAATTAAGTAAAAAACTTACTGATGCTCAGATAGCGGAAAGCCTTGGCATTAGTAGAGGTTCACTAATGGAATTCAAAAGAAAGAACGGGCTATCTAAGCGTCAAAAGGTGGCAACATGAGAGCTAAGGAGAGGAAAGAACTAATAGACGCAATCGCTAATTATACAAGTCATACGGTCGAATATTTAAACAATTTATCGGACAAGGAGTTAGAAGTTATTTATGAAACAAGAGTTATCGAAGACTACCACAACTAGCAACAAAATTATAATCCCTCTTCCGTTAACAGATTTAAACACTTATATAAACAAAGAGAGAGGACACAGACAAGCCGCTGCGAAAGTAAAAAAACAAATGACCTACATTTGCGCTTGTTATGTAAAAAGAGCCATGAGCCACGGTGTGTCCTTCTCTACGCCGTGTCGGATTAAATTTACTTGGATTATTCCTAACAAGAAAAAAGATCCAGACAATATTGCTTTTGCTAAAAAATTTATTTTCGATGGCATGATGGAAGCGGGATTTATAGAGAACGACAACTTAAATTATATCGAGGGCTTTTCTGATTACTTCATAGTCGATAAAGACGAAGAAAGCCGTGTGATCGTGGAGGTGGAATATGATTAACAAAATCGGAATAACAGTTATAAGCATTGCTTTTTGGGCTTTCTGGATACTGCTTTCTGTATTTATGTTAGGCGCGCTGGTAAAAGGCGTGTCATGGATTTGGGGAAATATATTTTAGGAGGATGAAAATGCAAATTGAAAAATTAAATGTAGTTACCAGAGAAGCAATTTGTAACGGAAAGGACATAGAAATCGCTAATTATAATATTGAATTAGAAGCAATTAGCGAAGAATCTTTTATTGATACAGCTGAAAAAGTTGAAAAAATAAGGGAGTTTATCGAAAATTTATAAAGTGATGGGGGCGACTTTATGGGACAACTATTCAATCTACCACAAGTTGAAGATATTAACTACATTCAGACAGTCAGAGCAGTAAGAAAGTTCTTTAAAGACTATTTAATGCTGCGTGTAATGGCAGGAAGTCGTAAATTGCCAACAATGACGACAACATACAAATTAACGCCACCGAATTTCAGTAATGAATTTCATTCAAAAGTAGAAGATGCTGCAATCCATAATGTCGATAACGTTCATGCAGCACAAGAAGCGGTTAAAAAATACGATGCTATTTTGAATCAACTTGAGCACATTCATAGAAAGATACTGTTTGAGAAGTTCATTCATAACTTACAAGATATAACTATTATGCTTGATATTCCTTACGAGGAGAGACAGTACAAACGTGAAAAAAGAAAGGCTGTTATTGAGTTGGCGACTACTTTAGGAATTGAAGTGTTGAATTGAAAATGGCACTTTTCTGGCACTTTTTGAGCAAAAAAAGGTGATAAAATGTTATTAGTGAGAAGTGAAGATGATTACAAAAATAAAATCTTATATTGAGTCTGCGCTCCACTTCTCATATCCTATCTGCACTGGATGTAAAACACGCATGCGGCGCTGACTGGTGCGTTAACCAGTTTTTTAAATATATAGCCCTTTCCATCTGTTGAAAATTGAGCAGGTGGTTTTTATTTGGTATAGTGAAAAATAAAAGGGTGTTGCAAATGAGTTTTATACTAGAGGTTGGGAGTTTAGCTGACTGGGTAAGTGGGTTAGCGACAGCAGGAGCATTGTTTTGGGCTATAAAATTAAATAGTAACGAAAATAGAAAAAGGCTAACCATATTATTTAGACATTCATTTGTTAGCAAAAAGAACGGTATAATTATAAGTGATGGAAAACCGAAAGATTTTATAATTACTCCTGTAAATAATAGTAAATTTAGCTTGGAAATTAATTTTAGACAAATATTATTAGTGCCAAGTTTGATGGATAGATTATTATTTAGAGCAGAACCCAAACAATTATCAAATTTAGAAGCTCTTTTAAAACAGTTGGAGAATAAAGCAAATTGGGAAATTGTTAAACCTAATTTATCCGGTGAACCAATAATGTTTGATTATGAATTTATTGTTCAACAAATTAAAAAATATGCAGATGGCAAGAAATTTAATTTTGCAATCGAAATACAATTTATAGATTCAACATCAAAAATATTTAAACATAAAGAGAAACTTGAGTTAAGAAAAATAAAGGGCCTGTGATGGTCCTTTTTATTTTATCAAAATAAGGGAGTGTGGTGATATGTAGTGAAACTAACCGAAAAACAAAAACGATTTGCGGATGAATATATAAAATGCGGTAATGCTACAGAAGCCGCTCGTCTAGCTGGTTATAGTTCGAAAACGGCTAATCGTATAGCAACGGAAAACTTGTCAAAACCAGTTATTAAAGGCTATATAGATAAGATTTTAAGTGAACTCGAAGAAAAGCGAGTGATGGGTTATACAGAGGCTATGCAATTATTCACCGAAATAGCTCGAGGCGAAATGGAAGAAGAAGTAATAGTTTCGAATAGTGATGGCTTTTCCGTCGTTACAAAGAGTGCTGACATCAATCAACGAGTATCAGCACTAAAAGAGATTGTTAAGCGTCATGTAGCAGGTGGTAGAGATAAATTACAAGAAGAGCTTATTCAAGCGCAAATCGATAAGTTAAGAGCAGATACGAAGCAAGAAAGCAATCAAGGAACAACAACAATTATCATGTCGAACGTTGACGAAATGCAAGCCTACCTTGATAAAAAGGCAGGTGGCACCGATGAACGCGACGATACACAAACAACTAATTGATTACCAGGTTATCAATGTAACAGATATGATTAATCCCGCTTTTTATGACTTGTGGCTATCTAAACATAATCACATCATAGCAAAAGGCGGACGTTCTTCTATGAAGTCGTCTGTTATTAGTTTGAAGCTCGTAGAAAAGAAAATGGCTAATCCGAAATCTAACATGGTGTGCCTACGCAAAGTAGCTAATACGCTTTATAAGTCAGTCTATCAGCAGATTAAATGGGCGCTTTATGAAATGGGTGTTGCTGACCAATTCAATTTTGGTAAATCTCCAATGGAAATCGTTCATAAAACTTGGGGGACAGGCTTCTACTTCTCTGGTTGTGATGATCCCGCTAAACTAAAATCAATGAAAATTCCAGTCGGTTATGTTAGCGATTTGTGGTTTGAGGAATTAGCGGAGTTCTCTGGCGTGACTGATATTGATGTTGTAGAAGACACATTCATTCGTGAAGATTTGCCGGATGGTCAAGAAGTTACAACATACATGTCATTTAACCCGCCTCGCAATCCTTACGAATGGGTGAATGAATATGTAGACACTAAACGTGGTGACGATGATTATTTAATACATCACACTACTTATTTGGATGATGAAAAAGGCTTTTTATCCAAGCAAATCATTAAGAAAATTGAGAAGTACAAAAAGAATGACCTCGATTATTACCGCTGGATGTATCTAGGAGAGGTAATTGGTCTTGGTGATAATGTTTATAACATGAACCTGTTTCAGCCGCTTAAAGCTATTCCTGCGGATGACAGGCTTATTTTAATTGATTTCGCTATTGATACAGGACATCAAGTGTCAGCTACAACATATCTAAGTTTCGGTCTCACTGCAAAAAGAAATGTTATTTTGCTAAACACATACTATTATAGTCCTGCTAATCAAGTTGTTAAAAAAGCGCCTAGCGAGTATTCAAAGGAGTTGCGGGATTTTATGACTAAAGTAGTTGGAAACTACAATACAAATGTTGATATGCAAACAGTAGATAGCGCAGAGGGAGGGCTTCGCAATCAATATTATAAAGATTATGGCGTTAGCTTACACCCCGTCGCAAAAGGTAAAAAAGTGGATATGATTGACTTTGTGTGTGATTTGTTGGCACAAGGTCGTTTTTATTATCTTGATATTCCAGAAAATCAAATATTCATCGAGGAACATAGAAAGTATCAATGGGATGTTAAAACAATCAACACAGACAAGCCCGAAGTCATCAAAGAAGATGATCATACGTGTGATGCTTTTCAGTACTATGTAAAAGACAATCTAAGGAAGTTAGGTCTCAAATTCTAGGAGGTGAAAACCTTGATTAATCAAATAATCGCAAGCGTGAAAGGAGTGATGCGGAGAATGGGACTATTGAAAGCACTGAAAGATGTAAAAGACCATAAAAAAGTAAATGCTAATGATGAAGATTATAAGTATATTGACATGTGGAAACGGCTATATCAAGGCCATTACGCTGAATGGCATAATCTAAATTACGAACACAATGGCAATCCGGTTAACAGACGTCAATTATCTATGAATTTGCCGAAAGTTACAGCTAAGTACATGTCTAAACTTCTTTTTAATGAGAAAGTGAAAATCAATATTGATGATAAAGCCGCTGAGGAATTCGTGCTTAATGTATTGAAAACGAACGGTTTTACTAAAAATATGGAGCGTTACATCGAATACGGCGAAGCGATGGGCGGTTTTGTAATAAAAGTGTATCACGACGGAAAAAAGAACGTCAAAGTTTCATTCGCGACAGCCGATTGTATGTATCCTTTGTCAAATGATAGCGAGAATGTAGACGAATGTGTTATATCTAATAGTTTTCATAAAAACGATAAATATTATACGTTGCTCGAATGGCTCGAATGGAAAGGGGAGAAAGTAGAAGTATACACAGTCACAACGGAGTTATACCAATCAGACGACCCGAACGAGCTTGGTACAAAAGTAAGTTTAGCGTTACTGTTTGATGATATTGAGCCTGTTGCGCCATTGTCAAAGTTTACACGTCCGACATTTACTTATATCAAACCTAACATTGCGAATAACAAGAATCTAACGAGCCCGCTCGGCATTTCCATTTATGCTAATGCATTAGACACATTAAAAACGCTTGATTTGATGTTCGATTCATACTATCAAGAGTTTAAACTTGGCAAAAAGAAAGTATTGGTGCCTTCGAGCTTCGTTAAAACGGCTGTTAACCTAGACGGCTCAACCACGAATTATTTCGATTCAACTGATGAAGCATTCTTTTTATATCAAGGTGACCAGGATGCAGATGGTAAATCAGTAAAAGATATATCTGTAGAGATTCGTTCAACGGAGTTTATCGAGTCTATAAACGCAATGCTACGCATTTATGCGATGCAAGTTGGATTATCTGCTGGCACATTCACTTTCGATGAAAACGGCTTAAAAACAGCTACAGAAGTTGTAAGCGAGAAGTCAGAAACCTATCAAACTAAAAACAGTCATTCGCAATTAATTGAACAAGGCATAAAAGAAATGATTGTGAGCATTCTTGAGGTCGGGAAATTTATCGAAGCTTATAGCGGCGATATAGTTGAGTTAGACACGATTACAGTCGATTTTGACGACTCTATAGCGCAAGACGAAGATACAACTATCAATCGTTACACAAACGCTAAAAATCAAGGTATGATTCCGCTAAAAATTGCTTTACAACGTGCTTGGAATATTACTGAAGCTGAGGCTGATGAGTGGGCTGAAATGTTAGCGAAGGAAAAACAAGCGGAAATGCCTAACAACGATATGACTGGGATATTCGGCGAAGAGGAGTGATATAGATGGCACTAACTCCAAGACAACTCGACTTGTTTGTGCAACCTGTTGTTGATGTTTACACAACGCTCGAAAATGAATTGTTCACTCTTATTGTTCGCCGATTGAAAACAAAGAAAAATATCAGCGCAGATAATGTGCTTGCTTGGCAAATAGAAAAACTTAATCAAGTTCATGCACTAGATCAGCAAATGATTGAACGAATTTCCAAAGCTTCCGGCGTTTCAGCTAAGAAGCTTTTTTCTATTGTTAAAGATGCGGGATACAGCGATTTAACACAAGTAGATAACTATTTCAGTAAATTAGCTGAAACAGGCGCTGTGTTGCCACTAGTAAGCGATGGGCAAACGATAGTCGATAAAGTAATGAGAAGTTATTTTAAGTTAGCACAAAGCAACTATAATCGCGTCAATCAAACGATGTTATCGCAAGCAAGACAAATCTATTCAGATATCATTCACGAAACGACACAGAGCGTCTTAGCTGGTTTAAAAACACATAGACAAGCATTAGCGGAAACAGTAACTAAATTCGCTGAAAATGGCGTTCCTGCGCTTGTAGATAAGGCTAATAAAAGATGGACACCAGAGGCTTACGTCCGAACCGTTACAAGAACAACCGTCAACAGCGTTTATAACAGCGTTGAAGATGAGCGAATGAATGAATATGGCGTTGATTTAGTGCGTATTTCGCAACATGTAGGAGCTAGACCAACGTGTTCAATTGTTCAAGGCAAAGTCATCTGTTTGTTATCTGTTGAAGAAACAAAAACGAAATACGGCAATAAATACATGTCTATTTACTCGCCAGAGCTTAGATATGGTTATGGAGATGGGATTTTCGGTTGTAATTGCCGTCACCATCGTTTTGCTTTCGTTGAAGGCATTAACATTGCACCAGGCGAGAACGAGTTAATAGACGAAGAAGAAAACAAACGCGTTTATATGTTGAGTCAGCAACAACGATTGATGGAACGCGACATAAGAGCAGCTAAACGCAAGCTGTCAGCTGCCGAAGAATTAGGCGATGAACTAACAGTTAAAAAGGCTAAACAAGCTGTTAGAACGAAGCAAAGCAAGCTAAGAGCATTTGTAAAAACGCACAATTTAACAAGACAGTATAGCAGAGAAAAAGTATATGCCTAACATTCGACCTGAACGAAAGTCGTTAAAAGTCGGCTCTCGTGATCGTATCACGTAAAAACAACGTAGGAGGAATAAGAAATGGAAAGAGACTTTTTGAAGGAATTAGGCTTGGAAAAGGAAACTATCGACTCTATTATGGTCGAACATGGTAAGTCGATTCAGAACGAAAAGGACAAGGTAACATCAGCGGAAGCAGAAAGAGACGGGCTTAAAAGCCAGCTTGCGCAACGGGACGATGATATCGAAGCTTTAAAAACTGATTCCGGAACGAGCAAATCTTTAAAAGCTCAATTGGAAACACTGCAAGACAATTACGAAACTTTGAAAAAAGATTCGGAAGCTAAATTAGTAGAAACTCGCAAAGGTGCAGCACTTGATTTAGCTTTAGCAAATGCGAAAGCAAGAAATCCGAAGGCTGTAAAAGCTTTACTGGATAACGACAAACTAGAACTGACAGATGAAGGACTGAAAGGCCTTGACGAACAGCTAGGAGCATTGCAAGAAAGCGATGCTTATTTGTTTGCTCAAGAAAGCGAGGCGGTTCCGAAATTTGGATTCAGTGGCAATCCAACAGCTCCGGCTGGTTTCAGCGGTTCGTTGAAGGAAAATTTAAAATCAGATTCATTTAATTTAACAAAATTTTTAACGGAAAAAGGAGAGAGTGAATAATGGGAAATGAAATCACAAAATTATTAGACGTAGTAACACCAGAGGTTTTTAATGCGTACATGGATAACTTCACATCTGAAAAATCAGCAATTATCCAATCGGGAATTGCAGTGGCTGATCCAAGCGTTGCGCAAAATATTACAGCGGGCGGGTTACTTGTTAATATGCCGTTTTGGAACGATTTAGACGGCGAAGACGAAACTTTAGGTGACGGTGAAAAAGGGCTAGAAACAGGTAAAATTACTGCTAGCGCTGACATTGCTGCGGTAATGTATCGTGGGCGCGGATGGTCAGTCAACGAACTTGCGGCGGTTATTTCGGGAGACGACCCTTTAGACGCTTTAATGGGGAAAATCGCTTCTTGGTGGATGCGTCGTGAGCAAACTGTACTAATTTCCGTGTTAAATGGACTGTTTGCTAAAAACGGTGCATTGGCAAGTTCCCACTTGCTATCAAAACCAACATCTGCAATTTCGGGGAATTTAGTATTAGATGCAAAACAGCTTCTTGGAGATTCTTCGGATCGTTTAAGCTTAATGGTTATGCATTCAGCGGTTTATACAGCCTTGCAAAAACAAAACTTAATTGCATTTATTCCAAATGCTCGTGGGGAAGTCAATATCCCAACTTATTTAGGATATCGTGTAGTTGTAGACGACGGAGTGCCTTCCACAGGAACAGGAGCAGCAAAAGTATACACTTCATATTTATTTGCAACAGGTTCCATCGGAAGAAACACAGGGAACCCAGCTAAGTTAACAACATTTGAAACAGCTCGGGATGCCTCTAAAGGTAATGACCAAGTGTTTACTCGACGTGCTTTCACAATGCACCCATATGGAGTTAAATTTAAAAATGCAGTTCGTGATGCTAACGAAATCACTCCAACAAATGCGGACCTAGCAAAAGCTGGAAATTGGGAAAAAGTTTACGAAGACAAACAAATCGGTATCGTTGGTATTCAGCATCTAGTTGAAGAATTACCAGCTAGCGGAGCATGATAAAAGGGGGCGAATATTATGCCTTACACGACACTAGAATTTTATACTAACGAGTATGCGGGGGAGCATTTGGAACAGGATGAATTTGACAAACTGTTAAAGCATGCTGAAAGAAAAATTGATTCAGTGACATTTTACCGAATACGCAAAAGCGGGATTGAATCGTTTAGCGAATTTATTCAGCATCAAATACAGTTAGCTACTTGTAATCAAATCGAGTATTTCAAAGAGGCGGGCGGAACAAGTGAGTTAGCTGTTTCTAAGCCGGATAACGTATCAATCGGAAGAACTTCTATTAGTGATAGTAATTTTGCATCAACTGCTACATCACTTAATAGCGGATTGATTGGTAGCGATGTAAGGTCCTATTTAGCGCATACAGGTCTTCTTTACAACGGGGTAGGTGTTCGTTAATGAAAGTAGTAAAACCGATAACAAATGCCCCTCCGTTGCCTCTTGACTGGCTAATTCATAACATTAGTTATGAAGCGTATAAAGAAGAAGATAGACATAATCAAGTCGTTTATGAAAAAGGCATTGAGATTGAACATGTTCGTGTTGATTTCTCAAAATCAAATCAAATCGCGGGATTATCCGATAGTGATAGATATGACGCGGTTATCTTTATTGATGCAGTGAACAGCATGAACGTGCCAGCTGATTTTATAAGTAGATCGAGAATTTTTTTCTCTGGAAAAGCTTATAAGATTGTCAAAGTTATACCTTGTTATGCGACCTCTGAAAATGTGCACCATTGGGAGATAGAGGTGGTTTGATGCCGATTAAAGTTAATATTGACCTTTCAAAAGCCAAAAAGAATGTAAAAAAAGCCAAGGAAGGCGCACAATTCGCTTTAATTAATCAAGCCGCTGCCGATATTTCTTTGTATGTCCCCTTTTTGGAGGGTGATTTATCAAATCAATACGTTATTATGAACGACAAAGAAATAATGTGGACATCTATTTATGCACGGAGACTCTACAACGGAATAAACTTCAATTTCACACTCACACATCATCCGTTAGCTGGCCCGGAATGGGACCAACGGGCAAAAGTAGATAAGTTAGAAAGTTGGATAGAAGTAGCGCAAAAATCGGTTGAGGAGGGACTATAATGTCATTAGATTTTTTAGATAGTGTTATGGATGCTATCGAAAACAACGTCGATTTAAAAGATATGAAATTAAGAACAGCGATATTAAAACCCGAGTCAATCGCTTTGCTACTGACTCCAAATAACGATAAACAAGGTTATCAAGACGGCTCTTATGAGCGGTCTTTTTCTTTTAATCTAAACGGATCTAGCAAGCAAGAAATGAAAGTTTTAGGTGTTTTGAATGCAATTGCTGCTTATTTTGATAAGACAGAAATAGAGAGTATTCAGAGCTTAAATAACAGCTTTGTGCTAGAAGACAAAGAAACAACTAGTGTGCCGAACCTCGTTTCGGCGAGCGATGATGGAACATTCATTTATAGCGCTAGTTTCAAAATCAAATTATATATTGAAAGCGAGGAAAAATAAAAATGGCTAGAATTAAAAATGCGAAAACGAAATACTTTGTAGCTGAAATTGTTGATGGTGCGGGCGAGCCAGTATGGAAACGGCTGTCAAAATGGATTACAAACGTGTCAGACGATGGGTCAGATAACACCGAAGAGCAAGGCGATTATGACGGTGACGGCAACGAAAAAACGGTTGTGCTAGGTTACTCAGAAGCTTACACATTCGAAGGGACACACGATCGTGAAGACGAAGCGCAAAACTTAATTGTCGCTAAACGTAGAACGCCAGAAAATCGCGGAATTATGTTTAAAATCGAAATTCCAGATACTGAAACAGCAATTGGTAAAGCGACTGTTTCGGAAATTAAAGGTTCCGCTGGCGGCGGGGATGCTACGGAGTTCCCAGCGTTCGCTTGCCGTATCGCTTATGACGAAACACCAAAAGTTACAAAACCCTGAGGAGAGCCCGTCCAGCGTCGAAGTGGACAAGGCGACTATTACGTTAAAAGTTGGTGAAACATCCACTATTACTGCTTCAGTATTACCTGTCGGAGCAAGTCAAGAAGTAACTTTTACTTCTTCAAATCCACCAAAAGCAAAAGTAAATGCTAGTGGAGTGGTTGAAGGTGTAGCAGAAGGAACAGCAAACATAACTGTTGCATCTAAAGGAAGCCCTTCTATCAATAAAGTAGTACAAGTAACAGTGGAAGCAGCAGATTAATAAATAAAGCCCTTACTCAATGTAGGGGCTTTTAAATTGGAGGAAATCATACATGACACAAAACAATGTAATTAATATTCAATTAGAAGAATCATATCAAGAGTTTCAGCTTGGCACGGAACTGTTTAGAGTTGGTTTAGGTGATGAAATGCGCCGCAAATGGATTGAAGCAGATGAGAAGTACAAGAAGAAACTGGAAAAGCTAAATAAATACAACATTGATAATACAGACGAAATGAGTTCAGAAGAATACTTTACATTAGAAGAAGATGTAAAAGAGGCTTTAACTGAAGCATATGCAATTTTATTGGATGACGAAAAAGCATTCGATAAATGTTATGCGCAATGCAAAGATATTTTAAAAATGTACCAAGTATACAATCAAGTTGCAGAAATCATTGTCGGTTCAGTAGAAAAACAACAAAATGAAATTCAAAAGAAATATAAAGCAAAAATGACTAAAAAAGCGAAGTGATTTAAATGCTTTCGCTCGCTTTTGGAGTTAACGATATTTACGAATACGAGGGGAAAGAGTATAAGCTCGATTTAGCTTTTGACAACGTTCTAAGAGTGATTGATTTAACGGAAGATAATAGTTTATCTAATGTGTTCAGAGCTAACCTCGCAATTGATGTGCTTTTTGCTGATGATATGCCTTGGCCACGTTCAAATGAGGAAGACAAATACGCGAACATTGAAGAAAAATCGTTGGTGCTTATTGATATTTTCACTAATTATATTGTTAAAGAAAATGACGATGGTTTGCTTTATGATATCGACGGAAACAAGATGCCAAGCGCTACAAACAACAATGACGAAGCGGAAGAAATTGCTTCATATTCATTAACGCAAGATGCGGATTATATCTATGCTTCTTTTTTACAAGACTACAATATTGATTTATTAGATAGTCGCGGGAAGATGCACTGGTATAAGTTTAGAGCATTGTTAGAAAGTTTGCGTGATGATACAACAATTAAAACGATAATCGGCATTAGGCAAGCGGAATTACCTTCTGGAAAAGGAACAGAAAAAGAACGAAACGAATTAATTAAACTGAAAAACAGATATAAGTTAAAAGATTAGAGGTGAGAACATGAGTGATGGATCAGTAGTAATTGAGATTAGTTTAGACGATAAAAAAGCAGACAAACAACTTGATGCTTTTGAAAAAGATTTGGAAAAAGCAGGAACTAACGCGGGGGCGGCATTAGATAAAGCATATAGAGAAGCGGTTTCAGATATTGCTAGTCAATCGAAACGATTAAAAGACACGTTTGTAAATGCGTTTAAATCGATGGGAAGCGCTGGCTCAAATGCTTTAAAAGCTAGTTTGAACTTTATGCGTGAGTTGCCTTCAAATGTACAAGCCGCACTATCTAAACTTGCATCAACAGTAAAAACTGGGTTCGTAAACGCTGCTAAAGCATCTATTACAGTGATAAAGGAACTTGGAACAAGTATCAAAAACACAGCGGTTAATATTAAAAACGGCTTCTTTTCAATTGCTAAGACAGTACAAAGTAGTATTGTGTCAGCTGTTAAAGTATCAATTAATGTCATTAAATCCATCCCCGGCGCAATTAAAAGCGCTGGAATCAGTATTAAATCAGCATTAGTAAGTAGTTTGCAAGCAGCTAAATCGGCTGCTATTTCTTTTGCTCAAACTACTGTAAAAGTTATTAAAAGTATTCCAGGAGCTGCTAAAACAGCGGCTACAGCAGTGAAAAACAGTTTCGTAGTAGCTTACAAAGCGGTGGTAGTTGCTGCTTATATGAGCGTTAAAGGAACTATTAGCGCTGTGAAAGCTATTCCTAGCGCTACAAAATCAGCGGCATTAGCAGTAAGTAGCGCAATGAAAACAGCTTTTAGCGCTGTATCAAGCGCGGCGAAAACGACAGGAACAACAGTGAAATCAGCATTAAAAACAGGCTTTAGCGCTGTGAAATCCGGAGCTAAAGCGGCAGGCCAAGCTGGTATTTCAGCATTAAAAGGCCTAGGAAACATTGCGAAAAGCACTGGTTCTTTAATTAAAAGTGGATTAGTAAGCGGATTTAACGCGGCAAAAGCGGCGGCGAAAGGTGCAGGCGCTGGAATGCGTGAAGCACTTAAAAATTCAGTTGAAAAGCCCGCCGAACAAGCTCGCTTTAGTATTCTCAGATTAGCAGCAGCGTTCGGATTAATTGCAGCAACTAAAAATGTTGTGGGTAGCGCTATTGGTCGAGTTGATACGATTGATACTGCAACTAAATCGTTAACAGTCCTTACTGGTTCAGCAAAAGATGCGCAACTAGTTATGACAGACCTTACAGCCGCTATCGATGGCACACCAATCGCATTAGATGCTGTCGCGTTAGGTGCTAAAAAAATGGTCGCGGCTGGTATGAAAGCGGCGAATGTAAAACCTGTTTTCACCGCTATTGCTGATGCGGCGTACGGAGTCGGTAACGGTTCGGAATCAATTGACCAGATGACAGATGCGATTTCTGCGTTACAAGCGTCTGGTGTTGCTTATGCAGACGATATTAACCGTTTAGTTGGCGCGGGTGTTCCTGCATGGCAAATTTTAGCAAATTCCACAGGCAAATCTGTTGGAGAAATGAAAAAATATGTTTCCGAGGGATCTTTAGAATCAACAAAAGCTATCGCAATGTTGACAAAAGGCATCGAAGAAGGAACGACTGGAATGGCTGGCAACACGGCTAAAATGGCAGGTCTAGCAAAAACAGCAGGTAACACTATTAGTGGTTCATTTGCGAACATGAAAACCGCAGCCGTTAAGAGCCTTGCTAATATCGCCGAAAACTTAAAAGGTCCGATTATCCAAGCACTAAATGTTGCTAAAAACGCATTTAAACAGTTTGCAGCAGTAACAGCAAGTCCGGAATTCCAGAAGAAACTTTCTGATTTGATTCAAAAAATCAAAGAGTTTATACCAGTTTTAATCGAGTGGGCGCCAGTTTTGGCGAAAGTTGCCGCTGGATTTGTAGCATTTAATATTATTAGTAGTGTATATTCTAAAGTTGCTGGTTTGGTAATGGCATTTAGAGGCTTAGCAAGCAGTGGCACGTTGCTCGGTGGAATTGTTAACACTGTGAAAGGCTCTTTCTTGGCGCTTAAAGTCGCTCTAGGTTCAGCTGCCGCCGCATTCGGAGTAATAATCGCAGTTATTGGTGCAGTTATAGCTGTTGCATACGGCATGTATGTATCATTCAAAGAAAACACTGCGAATATTAAAGGCTTTTTATCAACTATGTGGGATGGCGTGAAAAATTCTTTCGGTAAAATAGTAGATGTGTTCAAACAGATAGTTGCCGCATTAAAACCAGTAGGTAGTGGATTTAAAGATGTACTTAAATATGTTGGTGTTGCTATTTGGGCGTCTCTTGGTCTAGTTCTAGCTGCTGTAGTTGATATTATTCAAGTATTAGCACGAATTGTGTTAGTAGCTATTAAAGCGCTACAGGGGCTGTATTATGCTATAAAAGCAGCATTTCAAGCTCTACATTGGGATTTGAAAGGTGCTAAGAAAAGCTTAGAGCAATCAAAAGATGCGTTTGTCGAAGCAGGTTCAGCAATAAAAGATGCATTTAACAAAGATAATTATGCACTGACTGGAACAGTTGAAGCATTCAAACAAATGGGCGGAGAAGCCGAAAAAACAGCAAAGAAAACTGAAACATCCGGCAAGAAAATAAAGGAAACATTAAAGCTTGTAGAAACAACTGCCAAACAAACTGAAACAACTGTTTCGAAGTCGAATCAAGCAATAGATACGATGCTGAGCGGCGGAGTTGATCAGTATGGAAAGAAACTTAGTGAAAAAACTGAGTCATTCTTAAATGCGGCTAAAGACCTTTACGAACAATATCAAGAAGCAACTATAAAGTCTCAAGATAAATATAGCGTAGCTATGGAAAAGGCTCAGAGTCTCGAAGGAGATAAACGTAAAAAAGCTATAGCGGATGCAAACGCAACATTAGTAGCAGAGATTGACAAAAATAACGGTACCCTTTTAACTCTTCAAGCAGATTATGCAAAATTACTAAAAGGGAATAAATGGGTCGATGGTACAGAATTAACAGCTCAACAAAAGAAATTTTTACAACAACAAACCGCGGATATTCAAGCAGAGTTAGCAAAGCAAAATCAACTTTATGTAGAAGGAAACTTGCTAAAATTATCAAATGGCAAGACGTTAAATGAAAAAGAACGATCTACGAGTATAGAAGTGCAAAAAAGCTTATATGCTGATAGAAAAAAAGCGGTTGAAACAGGCGAAAAAGAACTAGCTGATTTGAAAAAGAAAAAAAGTGACGCCACAACTGAAACTGAAAAAGCAAACTATCAAATTCAAATCGACGAGCAAACGAAGAAGAATAAAACATTGGCTGAAAACTTACAAAAATGGGCTAGTGAAATGAATGCTATTATTGCGAATGGTGGGACTTTAAACGCAGAAACTTTTGCAAAAGGCTTGTCAGAAATGGGAAATATTAGCGATGAACAATTAAGCGCAGTTTGGCAAGACTTTGTAAAAGTGAGTGGCTCTATTGATAATACACTAGCTGGATTAGCGGCTGTTATGAGTAAACGAGGTGGAGAAGGTGTTCAAGCGTTTGTTACAGCACTTCAAAGCGGAGATTATACAACAGCTGCATTAAATATTAATGATGATGTTATGAATACTCTTTCAACTTTGCCAAACGGAATGTTCCAAAACGGGCAAAGTGGCAAGGACCAATTTATCACTGCGATTAAATCGGGGGATTTTCAAGGAGCTGGCAAATTTTTACTTGATGGAGTGAAATTAGGAGCATCTCCTCTACCAGGTGAGATGAACAATATCGGTAAACAAGGCGGAAATGCAAACGCTGACGGTTTAAAGAGTACAGCTGAAGCAAATAAAAGCGCTGGTGCCGAACTCAAAAACAATGCAAAAAATGGCGCTTTTGACCCAAATTTATTCAAAATGACAGGGTCAAATAATGCATCCGGTTTTAATAGTGGTATTTTGGACGGAAAAGGTAATGCATTTTCGGCAGGCACTGGCATTGGCAATTCTGCTAAATCTGGTGCTGGTTCCGTTGATTCCAGCGGAGTTGGTTCTGATTTTGCATCTGGATATGTGAATGGTATTTTGAGCGGTATGGGCGCTGTTGGAGAAGCGGCGGGGTCTTTAGCTAATAAAGCGCTTCAAGCGGTAAAAGATGCGCAAAAATCTAAATCACCTTCCAAAAAAGCAAAAAAACTAGGTGGAGACTTCGGCTCTGGTTACTCATTAGGTATTGCCAGCAAGACGAAAGCAGTTAATAAAGCCGCAAGTAATCTCGTTGCTGGGGCGCTTGGAACTGAATCGCAAATCAAAAAACTATCCAGTACGTTGAAAGACAAAATATCCTCAGCGATTGACGCGGGATTGCATTCTAAGAATAAGAGTCGTGGTCAACTCAAACAAGCTAAAGCATTGAATAGCATTGAAGGTTACATTGTTCAACAAACAAATAGATTAGCTGCAACAGCTAAGAAACGTGATAAAGTCGTCGCTCAATTAAAAGCCGCTAATACTAAAATGGCGGACTTGACGAAACAAAGTAAAGAGTATGCGGCTTCAATCACGGAAAAAATGCAAAGCTATGGATCTATTAGCAACGTAGACGCAGAAAACCCGCAGTCAATACAAGCGGAAATGCAGAAACGCTTAAAAGAAATCAAAGCTTTTCAAGCGAATGTGGAAAAATTGCGCAAAAAAGGCGTTAGTAAAGACATTATAAGCGACATCTTAGAATCGGGAGTAGAAAATGGTTCATCGTATGCGCAAGCTCTTGCTAAATCTGATGCTAAGACTATCAAAGCGATTAATAGCACTCAGAATCAAATCAATTCCGCTTCAAAATCGATGGGTAACACAGCGGCTAATGCGATGTATAGCGCTGGTATTAACGCGGCGAAAGGTCTAATAAACGGACTTAACAGTCAGAAGAAACAACTAGAAAACACAGCTAAGAGCATCGCTAATACAATCACTAATTCGGTGAAAAAGGCGCTTAGAATTCATTCGCCTTCACGTGTTGCGGTTGAGTTAGGTAAGTTCTTTACTGGCGGTCTTGGAAATGGGGTCTTAGCTGGTGCTAAAGGTGCGGTGCAATCAACTAACAAAATGGTTGATAAAGTAGTAAATGCTGCTTCTAATATGACCGTTCCGGCTATAACTTTGCCGAAAATTTCAGCTGAAAAAGCGCTTGGTCTAAAAAGCGTAGATCTAAACAGAACTATCACAGTCAAAACAATCATTGATAACAAAACAAAAGAGTCTAGCAATGCAGATTTAATCAAGGCAATTCAACAATCTGGGGACAGACCTATCATTTTCAATGTCGATGGTAAAAACTTAGCAGAAAATGCAAACAATAGAATAGGTACGATGGGTAATTTAGGACTTTATGGAGGTGGCTTACTTTGAACAAAAAAACAGATTTATATTTAATGCAAGCGAATAAAATTATCAAGTTAAACGAAAAACATAACTTTGAAATAAGTGAAGTAAGCCGCGCTAGTCCTCAAATTATCAATAATTATACTAGCTATGAGTTTAGCGACGGCAATCGTTCGAGTGATAGTAATTTCGATAGCTTTGATATTGAATTTACATGCAGATTTACAACGAACGGAAATGTAGATTATCACGTTCGACTTGATGAATTATTCGAGGATATTTTTATCAGAAAAGAATACTACATTTTTCATACGAAAACGCCCGGAAAAAAATATTGCGTTCATCCGGGCGCTTTTGATGTAGAAAGAAAAGCGGCTGGACATGCGCAGTTTACGCTAACATTTGAAGTCTTTAAAGGATTTAGCGAATCGCTAGGCACTAGCCTTTCTCCTTTTGCTTTCAGCGAAGGGATTTGGCAAGCAGGACAAGGCGTTGTATCTCAAAATTATAAGTATAAGCACACATCAAACAGATTTATTGTGTATAACGCAGGGAGCTTCGATATTGACCCTAGAATGCACGATTTAAGAATTACTATTAAGAATTGTCGAAGTGACGGCTTACTAACAATTAGCAATAAAAGCACTGGTGAAAAATTCGTATTCAATGAGAAAATCTACGCTTATGACACAATCGAATTGGACGGCAGTAACATCTTGAAAAACGGAGTGCGTTGCGGTCGGAAAACTAATCTCGGTCTTATTTCGTTATTATCCGGCGGAAATGAAATCGAAATCGAGAATGTAAGCAATATCGAAACAACGTGGGATTTTCCGTTTTTATATAAATGATGGTGGGTGAGAATATGGACATATTTGTAAGTGACTATGAAAAGCAATACAAAGAGATTTTAACAGGCTTTGACCCTACTACATTTTCAGAAACGTGGGTCGAAAATCAGCAATGGCAACTAGATTTTTATGTAGAGAAAACAAGAAATAATCAAGATGTTTTCGACTTATTAAATCATGAAAGCTCTGTTTATCTGGATGGCCAAGAATTTGTTGTTAAGCAGCTAAAACGCGGCGCAGTTGGGAAAATAGTTTATTCAGAAGTCACAGCAACGCATATTTATTTCACGATGCAAGATGACTATCAGTACGATACGGTAAGTGGCTCTAAGAGTGCAAAAGATTGTTTGACGCATATTTTCGCAGCAGATAAACAAGGTTTTAGCTTTGAACTTATTGACAAAAACAAGGTTTTAGAAAATATTACACAAGAAAATTTTGGGAATGGCAATTTACTAAAGTTAGTTCAAGAAGTATTAGAAGATTATAAGCTTGTTATGTTATCAGACAATAAGCGATTAACATTTATTCCTTCTGAGGACTACGGAGAGCATACAGAGAATGAAATTCGCTACAACAAGCATACAAACGAAGTCGATTTCGATATTGATACGTTATCCTTAAAAACTCAAATTAGGGGCTATGGAAAAGTCGACAGCAACGGAAATAACTACTTTCCGCCAGTTACTTTTACAAGTCCAGAATCGACTAAATGGGGCGTGCGAATTCAAGAGCCGCTGTCAGACGAGCGATATACGACTTCTAGCAGCATGCTAAGGCGTTTGAAGCTTGAACTGCAAGACTATCCATCAACGACTGGAAATATCTCTTTAAAGCTTAAATACGAATGCGGAAAAGGCGATTATGTAATGTTTGTTTATGAACCGCTAGGCCTTTTATACGAAGTTCAAATAGTCGCTTATAAGAAATATGTTTTTACAAACAAACCGCCAGAGCTAACGTTTTCGAATAATAAGAAGACGATGGTTTCCATCATGGTCCAACTAGCAAAAGCAATTAAGAGAGGAGCAAAATAGATGGATTTAAAAAAATGGCAAGACCCATTAATGAACTCAGAACTACAGCAAAACTATAACGATAATTTATTAAAACTAGCTAGGAGTCTCGAAAAAGCTAATCAAGATATGGCACATGTTAATCAGCGGATATCTAACTTAGTTATTAAAAGCGGTGGAAACGAATCAAACGAAGTAGTAGACGCGCGAGTTTCTTCTTTAATTTCAGAAGTCGAATTCACAACACTAAACGATAGAATAAATTACGCAGAAAATGCATTAGTTTCAGGCATTGGAGAGCTTTCAACGAATGTTTACGACCTGATGGATAAATACAACGATATTGATACAATTTTAAAACGGCTATACGGCTTAGATAGCAGCAACATTGAAATATTTGTCGATGATGCAAGAGGCGACGATATAGCAGGAACTGGTGAAATTGATGCTCCTTATAAAACAATAAATAAAGCTGTAATGACTTTGCCACGCGTACTAAATAGCAACTCCGTGAATATCTGGATTGTTCCGGGCAGATACAACGAAGATGTGGTTATCCCGCCAATTATGGGAGGGGATATCTATATTAGATCTACAAACTTTGAAACTGTAGACCCTTCGACTACAACAGGTTGTCAAGTTCGCAGTATTTCTGCTACTGGCAGTAACGGTTACTTATATATTGCTGGGCTAGAGCAAACGAATACCGCGGGGACTACAAAAAACTATTTTATCAAGGCTATACGCTGCGGTTTTGTAAGAATAACAAAATGCCGAATGGCCTTCAATACTAAAGCGATAGATCCATTCACGGCGGTGTTTATTGATGCTTGTTCTGCTGATGTCAACGGTTGTTACTTTGCTTCGCAAAATGTGGATGTTCGTGGTTATAACACTGCTAGAGTCGAGGTTCAGAATATCGTTCATGGAGCAAAAAGCGCAATCGGTTTGTATCCTCAAAGTGCCGATATTTTCAATCTCAATAGCGTAACTTGGGAAGCGGATATTCCAACACGTCTTAGTGGCGGGGGAGTGGTTAGAACATGACTGAAAACTTTATTCATAAAAACGGCGTATATGATTTTAATGTTACAACGCAAGAGGATAAACAGCTTCAAAAAGCTGTATTTTACACACGAGATATAGGCGGAACAGCTAGACTTATTTTTAATATAGATAAAGATAATCAAGATTTAGTATTATCGTCTGCTGCTGAACTAGAACTTGCGATGATTTTAGCAGTTGGAAAGGAATCAGAGAGTAAATACCTTGTGAAACCTGCCGTTATTGATGGAGTACGAGGAATTGCAGAATACACACTTACAGACTCGCAAATAGCGCACGATGGAAATGCTATTGCTGAATTGTATATAAAATACAAAAATACTCAAGCGATGCGCGTATATAAGTTTGAATTCGAGATAAAAAAAGCATTAATAGATAGCGACTTTTTCCCGGTGGCAGAATTTTACGTGGAGCGCTGGGATGATTACGAAAAAATATTCGATGAATCTGTAGCAGAATTATCAAATAAACTAGAAGCATTAGATGTAAGGGCAGATAACATACAAACGCAATTCGATAGTTTTAATCCGTCACAATTTACTCCAAAAGTAGATTTTGAAAATCACATATATAACTCTGATATTCATGTGACAATCGCGAATAAAATAGCGTGGGAGTCAAAAGAAACAGTTGCAGGCTCACAAGCAAAAGCGGATAAAGCACTTGATGATGCGAAAACAGATGCGAGCGCAAAAGTAGTTCAAGCTTTAGTTGATTCGAAAGCATATACTGACAGCAAAATTACACAAACTGTTTGGACCGGCTCATTCCATATGATAGCATCACAGACGGTGACGCCGTCAATTCCGCTTAGTCAATGCAAAGCGTGGATTATTTATTGGTCTAAATATAGCGCTGGCGTGTCACGTGATTACTATTGGTGTACACAGGTAGTAACAAAAGAAACATACGGCGGGCATAATTTTGATGCAATGATGGATAATAGTCCAGTTCACAAATATTTATACGTTTCAGCAACTCAATTAACAGGTTCAGACGACAATTCTACTGGAACAAACAACCAAGCGGTAATGAGAAAGGTGGTTGCGATTTTATGAAAAACCACTATGTGACAGTTGATAAAGATGGATATATCGACGGTTGGAGCGATACAGAGGAACAAAACACTGTCGAAATATCAGCTGATGAAAAAACAGTAAATAAATTGTTTTGTGTAAAAATAGTCAACAAGAAAGCCATCTTAGATGAAGCACAATATAAAAAATTACAAAATGAAGAAGAATACAAAGAAAAAACAGAGATAGAAAAATTAAGAGAGGAATTACTACTCACCCAAGAAGCGTTAGCGGCATTGTTCGAAAGTAATTTAGGGTGATGACATGGCTTATATGATACCAATTTATGTGAATTTAGTGATGAATAATCGAAAAACTATTGAAGAAGTTCCTGCGAATTTGCGAGGGCAGGTAAAAGCAAAAGTGGATGAGTTAAAACAAGAACAACAACGAATACAGTCAGAAGAAATAGAAGCCGAATAGGCTTATTTTTTATGGAGTGACAATGAGGAGATGATGAAAATTGGTACTTGGGAGTATATCAATAGCAGGGATGAGCGTAGGCGAGTTAATAGCGTTAATCAGCCTAATAGCCGCTATTGTGGGTTTTGTGATTAGGTGGGCGCTAGTCGCGCCTTTAAGGAACATGATTGATTCGCTTGACATTACATTAAATAGTCTGAGAGAAGAAATGTCAGAGAGCAAAAAAGACCGCATCAGCTTAAGAGAAAAGCAAAACGATCACGATAAAGAAATCGCTTTATTGAAGCGGGAAGATAAAGCGATTTGGAAGTATATAGCGAAAACTGAGAAGGAGGAAAAATAATGAAAATTAACTGGAAAGTACGATTCAAAAACAAAACATGGGTGATTGCGATGATAGCAGCGGTTTTCTTTATTATTCAAGCTGTGTTGCTCGTTTTTAACGTAACATGGGATTATAACGAGTTGTTAAAACAACTGATTACAGTTATTACTGGTGTATTTGCGGCGTGGGGGCTTATCATCGACCCTACAACCGCTGGAACGTCTGATAGTGAACAGGCGAAGGAATATTCCGAACCACGAAAGGATGATAGCAATGAGTAAATATAATATTTCACGCGGTCATTCAGATAAATGCATCGGAGCAGATGACATTTTAAGTGAAATAAAAGAAGCGGAAAAAGTACTAAATGCAACAAGTAGCGCATTTAAATCAGCAGGACATAGCGTGCGTACGTTAATTGACAGAACTAGCACAACACAGAATCAAAATCTTACTAAAATTGTGAACTGGCACAACGCTAGTCCCGCGGACTTAGAAATTAGTGTGCATTTGAATGCAGGCGAGGGAACAGGTTGCGAAGTCTGGTATTATGCAGGCGATTCGAAAGGTAAAAAATATGCTACAGCTGTAAGTGCAGAAATGGCGAAAGCACTCGGACTTTCTAATCGCGGTGCAAAAGCGACGAAAGATTTACGTTTCTTGAATTCAACAAAACACACAGCTATCTTGCTAGAAATTTGCTTTGTTGATAGAAAAGAAGACGCGAATGCGATTCACAAATCGGGAATGTACGAGAAAATCGGAAACGCTATTGTGAAAGGCGTGACAGGTAAGACCGTAGCGCAAAAAAATCCGAACAGGCATGAAGGAAAAGCGGTTGATAGTGCGCCGCTGTTGCCGTCTATGGATTTTAAAACAAATCCCGTGCGTATGTATAAGGCAGGCACGAAGTTTTTAGTATACGAACACAATAAGTACTGGTATAAAACGTATATTAACAACAAGCTATATTATATGTATAAAAGTTTTTGTGTTGTCGCGGGGAAAAAAGACTCGAAAGGTCGCATTCCTGTTCGCATTAAATCGGCGAAAGATTTGCGAATTCCGGTTTGGGATAACACGAAATTGAATTCCGGGAAAATTAAGTGGTACAAGCCTGGTACTAAATTAGCTTGGTATGACAACAAGAAAGGCTATTTGGAGTTGTGGTATGAAAAAGAAGGCTGGTATTACACAGCTAACTACTTTTTGAAATAGAACGTATGCCCTCGCATTTGCGGGGGTATTTTTGTTTCTTTGGGAATTTTAAATTTGTAATATAAATGTAATAAATAAAGGAAATACCATGATAAATCATCAAAAATTGCAGTTATTTAACGTTTTATTGATGAAAGTAACCTGTTAAGGTCATTTTTCATTATATTTGTACCTTTCCAGGTTATGTGGTACACTATATGTAGTGAATATTTTTATTGACAAACACTATAAATTGTGATATAGTTTTTCGTTTGACTTATTAGCTAAATATGTTATTATATAATTAATAGAACCCCACACACCTCTCCATGTGAAGTGCCCCAGGTGGGGACGTTTTTTTGTATAGGGGATACTAACTATGGGGATGTATGATAGAGAAGCTACACATATACTAAAACAAATTGAAATTTTAGAAGCCCGAGGCTTGGAAATTAGAGACAGAGATTTTGCTAAAGACGCTTTGAAATCAATAGGTTATTTTAGATTTAAAGGATACTGTTTGCCTTATTATCAGCAGAAAGATAGCTTTATAGAAGGTACAACCTTTGAAAATATTTATTATAATTATCGATTCGATGAACGTTTGAGGTTATTATTATTTCAAGTTATTGAACATGTTGAGGTTGAATTGAAAGCTATAATTAACACAAACTTTGCTTTAAAACATGGACCTCTTGCTTATTATGAAAGCATTCATTTTTATGATGCTGTAAGACATTCTCGGTGGATTTCGGATAACAAGATATCTATAGAAAAAGCGAGCAGACGAAACGAACTTTTCACTAAGCATTATATCGATAAATATGAGGGGACTTTTCCTATTTGGGTAACCTTTGAAATGATAAGCTTTGGAGACTTGTCTAAATTTTTTAATAACATGCATTCTGATTTTCAAAAAGAGATATGTAATGAAAATTTTAATGTCCATCCAGTATTGGTAAGAAACTGGCTATACATACTTTCCGTTGTGAGAAACATGTGCGCACATACTTGCCGCGTGTATGACAAACGTCTGCCGTTCAAAATGAAAATGCCCAAAGAGGAAGAACTTATTTTTTCAGACGAAAAGGCATTTACGATTGTATATATATGTGATAAGTTATGTTTAGACAGGGTATATTTTGAAAAATTTATTTCTAATTTAATTATATTAATCAAAACATATGATGAATGGATCAATATGGAGAGTATTGGATTTCCAGAAAATTGGATTGACGCCCTTGCATCAGAATTGGAAATTGGTTTAAAACAATCTTAACAACCCTAACCACACGTTAGGGCTTTTTTTATGCAAAAAAATACCCTGAACAAAGAGTTCAAGGTTGCTGTTATATTCAGATGAAAAAAACGGGATGTCAAACAGCTAATAGTTGAATGAAATAAAGAACGAAAATCGTTCTTGTGAATATTATTACATAGATTTTTATGTAATACAACACTTTTTTTAACACTTGATTTTAAGAACGTTTGTTCGTATAATGTTAGCAAGAGGTGAAGTAAATGTATAACTTATTTGATGATATTTTAGAACATTCAATAGTATTAGCAGATGCACTTAAGCGTAACTGGTCGATAGAAGTACTATTTTTAAAGAACAATCATCATGTGCGGTACAAGTATGTAGTTCCAGTCCACATTGATAACGAAAAACACATTGTGCAGCTTGAAAGATTTGACGAGCGAATAATTGACATTAATATAGAAGATATTATTTTTTGCGAGGTTATGACGTGAGATTATATAGCTTTAATGATTTCAAATATATTTGCTATGTTGAGGGGAAAGATCGTGCTGTAAAAAAACTATTTGCTAGTTTGCGGACAGACAAAGAAATTGCTATACTAAACAAAAGAATACAAAAGGATACAATTAATATAGAAAATGTTTATAAAGAATACTTGCGGGGCATAAATGGGGCAGAGCAAAACAACATATAAATACTTATAGCTTCTCGTAACAGCTTTTCAAAAGGCATAAACCGCGTAACAAAGCCGATTTCTTCCCGTTAATGCGTGTAACTGCTCAACACAAAACCAACTCTTAATCAGCGGGTCGGGGGTTCGAAACCCTCACAACCCATAAAAAACAAACGCCAGTGACTGTTAAAGTCGTTGGTGTTTTGTCGTTTTTACGGGCAAAATGTTAATAATTTCAATAATAAGCTGATTTCTTTTTGATTATTTATCGATTACATAGAAAATAAGTGGAATTTCAAAGTATCTAATAATTTACTACATGATATACAAAAGGAGTTGTTTCAGTGAGTAGAATTGACATCGGAGAAATACAAGCTTTTTTATACCAGCTACGTGCAGCCAATGAACCAGGAAGGAAAACTATCCAATCTATCAAAGCGGCCGTGACAAAGTATGTGGGAGATAATAGTTTAAAAGGAAAAGCAGTTGATGCATCGAAAAATTATTATCAAATGACTTATTTCCCTCTCTGTGATGCAATAATCGAAGCTATGGACGAAAGTGAAGAAAGATTGGGGCAGTACATCCAAGATTTTCATGCCGAAGTTGATAGTTCACCAGATGCCAAAATCGATGCGGACGGTTTATATGAACTGGGTAAAATGATTGACCGAATAGAAAGCAAAAAAGAAGCTTTAGCACAGCGAATGAACAGTGGAACAGAAGGGCAAATGCAGAATTATCGTTCTCAGTTAGCTATTGCGTATAAACAGGAAAACATTCTCGAGAAATATTTGTCATTTGAACAAAGCCACGCTAGCTTTTTTGACCATTTGATTGACTTAGTTCAAGCAGTTCAGCAGACCATCCGCGAACTCCAGTCGAATATCCAGTTCAACAGCCAGACAGGCACTTACGATCTAAGTAAGCTGAATCACGCTACAGTGAGCCACATGCAACAAGCTTTAAATAAAGCACGAGGAATAAAAGAAGATATTATAAAAGAACTACAAGACTACACAGTGCTTGCAGTGGTATATTTAGATAGTAATGGAAAAGAACAGGTGATGTGGTTATTAGAGCGAGACGGCTTAGGAGTGGAGAATGCCGAACTTAAAGTCTATTTAGAAAAAAACGGAAAATATCTTAATCCAGAAGATTATTCGATTATTACTAATGAAGACTTGAATAAGAAAATCAATAAAGCTTGGCGAGATGGTGTTTATTATCTAAATGGTAACAAGTATGATGGACTAACTGGCGGTATTTTATCTACCTCGGCATATGTTGAAGCTGGGAAAGGGTTTATAGATAAGAGTGGGTTAGCGGATGTTGTGCTGGGGCTTGGGTTGAGTACGGCTGCGATTAGAGGGAGTGTGACATTTGGTAAGAAAAATAAACTGAAGGGTTATGATTATTTAGATGACCTGTTGGGCGATTTAAATAATAAAGTGAAAATAAAGAAGTATGACTCTGCTGAAAGTGTCAATAAATATTGGCATCAACAAAACTATGATCAACCTCCATATACACCTAAAACACCTGTCCAAGATTTAGAACTTTTGGTAGAAACTAAATTTGTCAGGGTATATGATGGGGGAAGTTCAAAACTACATGGTGGATGGCTTATGAAAGCAGAGGATATAAAAGGTTTAACACCGACTCAAATTAAAGATAAATTTGCATTACCTAATATACCCAAATTTGTTGGAGAAGTTACTTTGCCAAAAGGCAGCAATATCAGAATGGGAGAAGTAAATCCTCTTTTCGAAAATAAAGGTGGGGGTATACAATTTGATTTGAAAGGTCAATTCATTGGTGAATTTAAAGAACTCGGAAAAATCTCAGAATGGGGCGGATTAAAGTGACAATTAACGCAGAATACATTGATAATAAATTAACTGCTTTTGGAAAAAGCATTGAATTTAAGAATAAAATTGTAGAATTAAAAGAGAATGATAACTGTTTATTTGTGAGATTATTGGTTGTTCCTGGTCAAGAATTAAATGAAAACACTTTAAGTAATGTATATGCAATTAATAAATTGGGTGAAATTCAATGGCAAATAAAAAATGTTGCGCCAAAAGGAAATAATGTTTATATATGCGCACCATTGGTAGGTATGGATATCGAAGAGAACGATTTATTTGTAACAGATTTCATGGGGCGGAGGTTTGAAGTTAATCAAGAAAATGGTGAACTCAACCAAGTGAGAATAGTGAAATAAACTCTCCTTTTACTCTAATAAATTTTTGTTTGTTGAAGTTTATTAGGATATTGGATTTACTATTAAAGGTAGCGAGGTGGACTAAAAGTCTCGTAATTACTGGATTTAAATGATAATACGGGTGAAATCAAGGATATTGAAGAGTTAATAAATGAAAACTCATGTGATTAAGTAAACAAATTACGGAGGAATAACTATTTTTAAGTTGGAAATAAGTTTGCGCTTTAGAAAGCCGACATTATTAAGAAATGCTGAAACAGGGCACGCACCATTTAAAGCGATAACTTAATTTGAATAATTTTTAAATGAAGATGAGTGAAAATTGGCTAAAGGTACTTTCTCATGAGAGAAATATATCAAGTGAACTGTCCACAAGAGAATATAAGACCTTTTTAGAGGATATGATGTTGAGGTAGTTAAGCTGATAGATTTGCTAAAGAAAGAATCAAACACAAAGATGAGGAAAAAGCTTATGACGAAGATAACTCATATGAATAATAAATTAATTTTTGAAAACCAAGAATACACATTTGAGTATCCAATACAAACTTTGAGAGAAGATAAAAATCATGTATATGTTTTATTAGATATACCAGCCAACCAAGAATATACGTTTGATGATTTTCATAATATTTATGCTTTTTCTTATACGGGTGAACGGAAATGGCAAATAGGAGAGAGACCCGTTGGAGATAATGATGTTTATACTTTGATTAATGTAAAAGAAGGAATACTTTACGCTACAGATTTTAGCGGAAGAAAATATAAAGTTTGTGAAAAAAATGGAATTCCTGAAAAAATGGAAATTGTAAAATAAAAAATACATTTTACTGTCTCGTTCAGAACCCTTGCAACCCATATTTAAAAAGGGCCTAAATGTTTTAGCAATGTTTTTATAAAATCCCAAATTGGAAAACCAACCTTCACCCAAAAGGAGCTAACATGAAAAAACTACAATGGCTAACTAACCGATTATTTGCAACCTCTATCCTCCTAATCACCACGTTATTTATCATACCCCCAACATTTGCGATAGCTGATGGAAGTAAAGTGAGTTTTTATGAATACATATATGGAGCACCTTTTAGATGGCTAACTGTAATTAGTACGACAGATAAGAAAGGTGCATTTACGGAGATGTTTTTCTCGGGAAACGAGGGTATAACTATCCAATGGCCCAATCTAATGATAAACTTTCTCTTAATTTTCCTTGCAATAACTATTATCTTTTCCCTAGCAAAAAAGCTTTACGATAAAAAGAACGTCAAAAAAGACAACCCATAA